GCCGCTGAAGGGATCGGTTTCACCACCTTGTCGTGGCGCGTCGCGGTAGCCTGGGAACAGGTTGCCCAGCCCTTGCCCAATCGTTTGCATCGTGTTCTGCACGCCGCCCATGAAGCCGGTCGGCGGCGCGTTCGGGTCCATAGTCATGCTGCATTCCCAATCTTTGCTTCAAGGCCATCGTAATCAACGCGCAAGTAGCCGTCATCGCCCTCATGCACAAACTCTGGATGCTGCTCCCGCAGTTCCTGCGCGATAACCCCAAACGGTCGAATACTATCAGCCCCGATCCGCTTGGCCTCCTCGTTCCACGTCCAGCGGTAAAACTTGATGCCAGCAACGTCAGCGACCAGAACCACGTTTTCCTTGAGGCGGCGATCAGAGAAGGCCGACAATGCCTGACCAGCAGCGCCAATTGCGCCAAGCGTGCCAGCGAAACCAGGGCTGCTGCTTTGCGTGGTGGTCTGGCCGACCAAACCTTGCCCAAGACCACCGGCCCCGACAAGAGCGCCAAGCGTTTGCAGCGGGTAATTCTGTTCGCGCAAGAACTCATTGTAAGCCGCTTCCAGCGCCGCTTGGTCGGTGGTCTGCTGAAGCCCGCCGACCTGCTGAAGACCAGCGGCAGCTTGCCCCGCCGCACCCTGACCAATTTGAAGCTGGGCCATAGTCGCGGCCTGCGCCTCATTGTAGCCTTGCCGCATAAGGTCAGCGATCATTTGATCTCGGCCAAGCTCGTAAGTTGCTTGGCGTTCGCCCTCATAGACACCACGCCGCTCGTTCCCGAAGGCGCCGGACCGAGTAATATCAGCCATTTCCTGCGTCTGCGCAATCTCGCGTTCGCGGGCCATACGGGCCAGAGCCGGATCAAGCACGTTTGCCGTGTAGCCAGACAAATTCGCCTCGTTCATTGCCTGATAATCGGCGGGCGTCATGCCGCTGATCTGCCCAATCTGGTCATAATAAGGCAACGCGCCCAACGACGTTTGCGATACATCCGCAACCATCTGGCCTTCGTATGGCGTAAACGGCTGCTGGGCGATAGCCGTGGCCGCCGGAAACACTTGCTCGGAGTAAAAGTCCTCGATGAAACCGGGGACCGTGGCCGTGCTGCTTTGGGTCGTTTTGCTTCTACCCATGTTTCAACTCCATTTCATATACGCGGCTCTTTTCCTCAAAGCCGAGTTTCGCCGCGTGCTTGGACCACCCCAAGCGACCATTTGCTTCTATTGCCGAGCAGCCCATTTTTTCAGCCACCTCAACCATCGTATCCAAAGCGTCCTCCAGCCAAACCTTCATGTGCATCCCTGCAATATGCGATAGGTGGAGGATTTTCCTGCGGGGGTGTTGGATAATCATTGTTATGATTACCGCCGTCAACTTGTCCCCAACCGTGATGAGCCATAACTGCTGACCACCGTTGATTAGATCACCGCGTATTTCATCAAGACCAACATCATTGGCGACACGACGCTGCGACATTGCCACAATTGGCGACACCACAGCCCACACCATATCAACGCGGTCACGCTGCACTAGGCTAACCTTTACAGGCAGTTTATCCGATTGAGCGGCCATTGTCATCCGCTCAACCTTGTGACAGCAATCGTGCTGGCAGGCGTGCCAGGCGAAAAGGCGGTGGCCGCATAGGCAGCCAGCTTTCCGTTTGTGCTATCAACCGCCCAATACGCCTCAAGGTAATCTCCAGCGGACACAGTAAAGATAGACGAGCGGCTCACCACAATGGTCGAACCATTCTGATGCAGAGCGTTTTTCATGGTCGAGCCGCTAACATCAACGCCGTTGAGACGGGGCCAGAAGTAAAACTCAACAGTCGACGAAGACGTTGACGCGATCTGTGCGGAAAAGCTGACCATGTAGACGCCAGCCTCTTCGAACACGATGCGCGATGCCGGTGTACCCAAACTGATCCCGTTTGCCGAAGCGACCGTATATGTCAAAGCGTATGCAGTATCGACAGCCGCAGCAGTCACGTCAGCATCTATGTAAAGCTGCGCGTCCCCGTCTTCCAAGACGACCTGTCGCCATTCGCCGTTCTTGCTTACGACCGGATAGCCGTTTACGTCATCCCAAAGCAGAACGCCGTTTTGAGCCGCGCTGTCAGACGACTGCTTGTAGACAAGCTGCACAAGCTGGCGGCCTAGCTGCCTCAAAAGCTGAGACGCCCATGCTTTCCAGTCTGAACCTGTTGGCTGCGGTAGGTTCATCGCCTGCCAGCCTCAGTTACATCAACGCGGGGGACGCCAAACCGCCAAGCGCTTAGGGTGCTGCCCGTGACGCGCATTCTGGCTTGGCGACCAGCGAACCGAACGCTGGTCGGATTGGCCATGGTATAAGGACCAAACGTGCTTTCTGGTGAGTTTGGATAGAGCCGCGTTTTGAACGTCACCGTCACCTCGCCCTGCGTTGCCTCGTCAGGGATTAGCTTATGCACGTTTACCAGCCGGTCGCCGTTGCCGATGCTGGCAGGTCCACTTTCCGCGTAGACCTCCGCCCCACCATAGTTAAAGCCGGTTTCATGGTCATAAACATCGCCGCCGTCGTCAGCGTAGATCGGCGTCCTGAAAACACCGCGATCCACGCCGCTCGTTCGCGCAAGTTTGCCAAGAAGCCAGTGACCCTCTTTGAAGTCATAAGCCACATAACTGTCGATTTCGTTTGAATCCGACGAGCAGTAGAACCACCAAACCTCGCCGTTCTGGCCGTTGTTGACGGCCCACGTCTTGCTGATCTGAGCGGTGTTTAGGTCAAGGAAAACAGCGTCACTGACCTCGCACGGGATTTCTTGAACGGTTTGCCCATCAAAACGGAAGAACCCTTTGGTCCCCATCCAGAAGACGCCAGCATCCGTGGACGCCGAGGCCTTGCGGGCGATTATGCCGCAAGACGACCCGACGCGCTCGAATTGATAGACAAAAGGCGGCCCAACATATACCGCACGGTGCGCGTCTGTGTCAGTAAGGATTAGCGATTGACCGCTTGTGCGTTGTGCGCACATGATCCGGCCCGGCGTTTGCAGGATTTGACTGCCAGCCTGATTGGTCGCCGCAGCCGTCCATGTCGTGTTATCTTCCTGATCGGACCACGCAACTTTACGGCTATCACCACCGGCCCCAAGCGCGAACAGAAACCGCTCTTCTGTCGAGAACACGCCGGAGCATCCGGTCGGAGCATTGCTGATAACAGCCGCAGGTGTTCCGGTGTTCAATTGCCACTCGTACAACTTCCCGTCGGAACTGCTGCACGCGACCAAATACTGACCCCATGTATCCATCTGCCAAGTGGTCGCCTCTGAGAAGTTGCCGGTATCCGGTCGGATCGTTCCGTAGAAACTTGATCCGAACGTGCCGCCCCCGTACCCGGTATTCACCGCAGCGTCTTCAAGGCCAGCCGTCAAGCCGACTGGCGTGATATCCGACGCGCTGCTGGCGCTGCCGAGCATGACGTAGAGTTTGTTATACGTCCCCGCCGCGATCCAGTGATCCGCGTTGTTATCCTCCCACGCCAGCATCCCACGCGGCGCGGCGGCATAGGCCGAGGCAACACGATCTCGCCAGCCGCCAATAGGCCGCAGGCTGCCCTCTTTCCAGCGCACAAGGCTGCCATCACGCCAGCGGTTGCTGCCTTCCAGATCGGTGCCGTTGCGGAAGAAACCAGGCGGGATTTTTATGGGGACGTAGGTCATCAGTAACCAATGGCAATGTATGTCTGATCATAACCGCTTGTGTGGTGCGAAATTTCACACCCGCTAGTGGTTATGTTTTTGACCGATGGGGCGTATTGGTCTACACGTGTGCCGATTTGACCAGCCACGACTGTGAAACACGCGGTGGGGAACGTCGTCGGGAACGTCGCGGAGACAAACGAGTTATTGACACCGTCCCCCGCAATTGTCCCCCATTGGACAATCAAGCCGTTTGATAACTCAACATATCCGTCAGATGCCAAAGAGTCCGAAACAACAGCCAACGCCTCAACCGCAGCCTTCACCTTCGCTGGCGAAACAAGGCTTTCTGTCGTGTCGGTCCCGGCCTCCCACGTTGCCTGAGACTGCGTGTCAATGTCTACGCCAACAACGTCGCCGTCTGCGTTCCATTGGGCATACTGCCCATCCGTTCCAGCCGTCCCCGTGACGATAGTCGTATCAGCCCCAGAGACCGCCGTTAGCCCATCCAACAGGTTGAGTTCCGCCGCCGTGGCCGTCAGCGTGTTGTAGTCGGTCAGCGTCCACGTTACGCCGTCCAGCAGGTTCAGTTCGGCGGTCGTGACCGTTGCCCCGTCCAGAATGGCAAACTCAGTCGCATTGACGCCGCCAAGAAGCGTATCAAGCGCAGTCCAGTTGCCGTTTATTTTTGTCCCCCAGGTGTCCTCGTCGCCACCGACGGTGGGCAAGTCCCAGGTGTAATTGGTTGTGGTGGCCATGATATAACCCCTTTCGTTGCCTTAGATATAGCACAGGCAGAGGCTACCTGCACGTACCTGTCATCCTGTCATCCAGATCAGCTATCCACGACGCCCAAGCCTCTGGCACCTCGGTAATCGTTTCCACAGGCGGTAGAGACAGGCGCGCTTCCTGATAAGAGACGCAGCCCGCCCCGCCCTCACTGCCAGCTACCCTCGTTAGACCGCAGCCGGTCAACAGGATCATCGGAGCGGCCAGCAGAGACCGCCTCACGGCCCCTTTCCACTCGCTCGGTAGTGTCACGCATCGCAGCATCTTCTGCCTCCTGACGGCCCTCTCTGCGTCCGCTGACGCGGCCCAACAATTGCCCGAGGAACAACGACATTGCGCTAATCAACAAGGCACCTAAGCCAATGATAATCTCACTCATCGCCAAACACCCGAGACAGCTTGTCACGAATGCCAATCAGGCCAGTGCCAAGCGCCATCAAAGCGGCGGGTGAAGCGTCCTGACCGCCTGCCAGAATAGTAACAAAGCGGCCAAGCTCATTTGCCCAACCGCCTGCACCAGACAACATCAGAATACCAATTGCGATGGAACTCAGGCCAGCCCACCACGTCAGGCTTGTCGGTCGAATATATCTCATGCCGGTCCACCTTTGCTGAGGAAGGAAAACAGTCTGTTGATGAGCTTAACCAGCGGGCCCTCTTTGACAGGGCGAGGCGGCTGAGCATCAAGGACAGGAACGCGGGTTTGCGGAATATGATCTTCATCGGCAGGCATCCGTCGCACAGAAAGAAGGCGGCTCACAGGATAACGCTGAACCGTCACTGCATCTGATTGATTGCCACCAAGAACTTCAAGGTGAGTGCCAGCTCGATTGACGAAAAACCCCACATGACCCCGCCAATCGTCGGGGCTACCACGCCAGAAAACAAGAACGTCTCCAACTTTCGCATCCTCCAAACTAACCTCTTGGCCCCATTCAAGATAGGACCGCGCATTCAATGCTCGGGTGGATCGAAGCCCAGCCCGTTCTAACATGGCTCCGACGAATGCCGCGCACCACGCAGTCTCATCGTCCTTAACCCAACCATGCCCCACGTCAGCAAAGAACTGCACAACGCTTGGATTGTTCTCAGGCCCGCGTAGCTCGCGCAGACCCTTCTCTTCCGAGGCCATGATGTAGGCCTGCCGCTGTAGTTGGTGCATCTTCATGTTCCGACCTTTGCAATAAGAGCTTTAATGTCGTCCCGGATTTCACCAAGCATCTTGTTGGTCTCTTCGCGCGCCTCCTTAGAGGCATCAAGGTCTTCCTTACGCTGGTTCCAAAGCCGCTTGATCTCTTTAGTGTTCTCCACAGAGCGTCCCTCCAGCCTGATAAGCCACACAAGAAAACCCACGAAGCCCATCATAATCGGCCAGTATTGAAGGACAGTTTCCATTTTTTTGATTTTCCTTATGCAGCTATTTTCGACCAGTCGCCCGACGACGGATCAACTTCCTGCCAAATGGTCGCGGCGGCTGGGACATCTTCCCAATCAACGCCAGCGGACACAACCTTGCCCCAGACGGTGACCTGACCGACCCTTCCGGTGGCGAAGACGCCGGTGACGGGGATACCAGTCGTGGTTGCTATGCTGACGGAACCGACTGCGCCAGAAGCGGAGACGCCAGTCAAGGCAGCATAGGTGATCGCACCTGCGGAAACAGAGCCAACCTCACCAGTGGCGGACACGCCCGTGGCAGTAACCGAGGCACCGCCCGCTGCTACTGCAAGGCCAAGCTCGCCCGTAGCGAATACACCGGTGACATTTATGCCCGCACGGACCGTGACGGAGCCAACCTCTCCCGTGGTGGAAACGCCCGTGGGAGTAGCCGAGGCACCCCCCGTTGCTATTACAGAGCCAACCTCGCCAGTGGCGGACACACCTGACGGAGAGACGTTGACATTGGCGGCAACGGAAACAGAGACGGAACCGACCGCACCGGTTGCGGACACACCAGTGGCGGTGGTCGAAGCCACTGCAGAAACAGAAACCGTGCCGACAGCGCCAGTGGCGGACACACCAGTGACGAGAATCGTGACGTTCGGGCTTACGACCCCGGCGTCATCCGCTAGGGGCGCGCTCGCGAGGGGTGAAAAGCCGAGCATCTACTTACTCCGGTTCAGTGGGCCATGTCACATTGTACGGGAAATCAGCCTGCGAGGGAACATCCCGCAGCGCTTGGCGGTAGGTTGCCCATGCGGCCTGATCCACCGGAGCGTCAGCCACCTGCGTCCAGTCGGACTCGGCAAGCAAACCGTCACGCTTGCTGCGCACATTGCGCTCGGCATCGTCTTGCGAAAGGTTCTCGACGGTCCAGCTTTGAAGCCACGCGCCGCTCACCTGCTCGATGGGGGTCGCCTCGCATCGCTGTGCAAGAGGATCGTACGTTGGCTTCGGAACGACCGTGTAGGGATACACGTCCCAGTCGGCCAGCAGTGCATCGCTGGGCTGCTTTGGAAAACTGACGTTGGGGTTGTCACGGCGCAGTTTCCCGATTGAGTAAGTCTCGGGGACGCCGTTTGTGAGTTTGAGGTAGGGCACAGTGATCTCCTGTTATCCAAGTGCAACGCCCCTAGCACCATTCAAGTTGGCACTTGTGTAGCTATCCAACTCGGACAAAGCGCTTGGGTTGCTGATGTCTATCGCCGTTATACTGGCGGCAGAGGAACTAGCAACATAGGCCACGTTGTTGGTCAGGTCGAGTGCAACGCCTGAGGCACCATTCAAGTTGGCACTTGTGTAGCTATCCAACTCGGACAAAGCGCTTGGGTTGCTGATGTCTATCGCCGTTATACTGGCGGCCGCGAAGCTAACAACATAGGCCACGTTGTTGGTCAGGTCGAGTGCAACGCCTAAGGCACTATTCAAGTTGGCACTTGTGTGGCTATCCAACTCGGACAGGTTACTAGGATTGCTGGTGTTGATGGCCGTTATGCTGTCGTCAAAGATGCTGGCAACATAGGCCACGTTGTTGGTCAGGTCGAGTGCAACGCCTGAGGCACCATTCAAGTTGTCACTTCTGTAGTAATCTAACTCGCGCAGGCTACTAGGATTGCTGGTGTTGATGGTTGTTATCCTGTCGGTAGAGTAACTAACAACATAGGCCACGTTGTTGGTCAGGTCGAGTGCAACGCCCCTAGCACCACTCACGTTGGTACCTGTGTGGCTATCCAACTCGGACAGGTTACTAGGATTGCTGGTGTTGATGGCCGTTATACTGTTGTCAGAGGAACTAGCAACATAGGCCACGTTGTTGGTCAGGTCGAGTGCAACGGCCCTAGCACCATTCAAGTTGGCACTTGTGTAGCTATTCAACTCGGACAAAGCGCTTGGGTTGCTGATGTCGACGGCCGTTATGCTGTCGGCAGTGTAACTAGCAACATAGGCCACGTTGTTGGTCAGGTCGAGTGCAACGGCCCTAGCACCATTCAAGTTGGCACTTGTGTAGCTATCCAACTCGGACATGTTACTAGGATTGCTGATGTCTATCGCCGTTATACTGTCGGCAGACTCGCCGGTGACATAGGCAACCGTTGGTGCGTCGCCGCCACCATTAAGCGTTCCACCCGCTCCTGCCACCTTGCTCCACAACATCAGCTACCATCCCCCACAAGCGCGCCGTAAAGTGTCGTGGATACTTTCCAGAGAGCAATGACCGTGTAGCCCGTCGTGGCCAGCGTCGGAGCAGCCCCAGCGTTGTTGACCCATGTGACCGACATGCTGGTGGCCCAGTTAATCGTATAGGCTGTCCCATCGTCAACCATCAGCGTGATCGCCTCACCGGCAGACAGGCTTTCAGACGGTGCCGAGTTACCAGACAGAGTCCACGTTTGGATAGACCCGTTGGACGGGTCGAGCGCTGGCGTCGTCCCGCTGAGAGCGTACACGTCCTCGACAACGGTGCCGGTGATAATCGGCTCCACCAAAGTCTTATTACTTAGGGTAAACACCCCCGCTGCGGTGACCTCTCCGGGGTCGCCCTGAATACCCTGCGGACCAGTATCTCCCTGCGGACCCTGCGGGCCAGTGGCACCGGTTGCTCCAGTCTCACCCTGAATGCCCTGAATACCCTGCGGGCCAGTGGCACCGGTTGCTCCAGTCTCACCCTGCGGACCTTGGATGCCACCATAGCCCAGCGAGTTCCAAGCCGTAGCTCCGTCGCCAACCTTGAACTGGTCAGTGTCCGTTTCAAGGCCAATCTCTCCCGAAACAAGCGTGGGGTTCGCGCTGGTCCAGTTGGCAGCCGTATCGCGCCGAAGTTGAATCTTGTCAGCCACTTGCGGTGCCTCCGTCTATGGACTGTTCGGTGGTGTAGATCGTGCTGGCCGAACCCCCGTCGATTGTGTTTGAAAAGTCAGCCGCAGCGGCGCTCACAAACACAACCGCAGAGCCGGTCAGGTTCAGAGCCGACCCCGTGCTGCTCTCTTCAAGCGTACGCGTCATTGTCGTCCCGCTCGCCGTGTAGACGCCTGAGCCGATCTCCCAAGCGTTGCCGTCTTCAATGACGTAGCGGACCGTGTCGCCGTCCGACACGCCGCCGTCCGCAAAGGTCTGGTAGCCCGTCTGCGCAGATCCGAGCGTCACCGTCCCGGTGCCTGTGGTGGCCGTGGCCACCTTCACGCGGTTGACGAGCTTCACCATGGCTTACTCGATCCGGATGATGGCGTTCGACGCATCCGCCGTGGGCATGGTGATCACGAAGTCGCCAGCCGTGGAGGTCTTGTCCGAGCCGAAGTCCAGAACCGCAACGGCCTTGTTGGCCTGCGACGAGTTGTAGATCAGGGCGCCGCGCGCTGTGATTGTCGCGGTGGACCACGTCACGTCCGAGAAGTCCACGTAAGCAGTCGTGCCGCTCGTGCTCACCGAACCGCCGGTCACGGTGAGGGTCTCGCCACCAGCTGTGTAGCCGGTCCCGCTGACCTCGTTGGTCGCGGAGTAGGCGGTGGTCGCTGCGCTCAAGGTGGCGCTGCTGGTGTAGAGCGCAATCTTGAAAGTGTCGGTCGTGAAGTCGTGCACGCCCTGCAGGGCTTCAGATTTGAAGCTGGTGCACATTGCTTGGGTGATGGCCATTTGTCAGGTTTCCTTATGCCATTGGCTTTGCGCGCATACGGATTGAAGATGAACCGACCTTAGCACGATCAGACTCAATTTGCAGCGCGTTAAGCGATTGTTCCAGCAAACTACCCCAAACTTGAAGCTTGTTGTCATCGTCAAGATACGGTGCCGCCTCAAGAAGCGACCCGTAGAGATACACGTCGGGCGAGTTGGTCAGAAGCCAGTTTGTCGTGTTGCTATCAGACAGAGCCGGGATTTTTGAATAATACGTCAACTCGACAGTATAAGACGCATCAGGCGTCGGAACCAATTGGAAAGTGTCCCCAATCATCGAAAAGAACTGCGGCCTGGCACTAC